CTGATTGTTACGCATAAAGAGTTGCGCTGGGGGGTAGAGATAGAGCCTTTGCATCCGTATTTTTTCAGCACGTTGTTGATACCTGGCGCAAGTTCTCTTTTCATTTCCTGGGTAATGTATGCCATGTTATATTTTCTCCTGGTTACCAATTTAAGGGTTTCTCATCCCCAGTAATGGGGCAATCAAAGCAGCCATCTGCATTAATGTCTTGCTTGTAATCTTGCTTTAAGATCTCATAAAATTCTTTTTCGTTGTTAGCCTCGATCATGCCGAAGGTAACTCCGTAGTCGCTCTCTAATTGAAAATGATACTCGTGCATTACATTTCCTCCTTGTTTTGACACTGTAAAAGATATTGATAGGCTTCGATGCTGGGATAAAACCAGTTCCTATCGTAATGCTTCATAACTAACGCCTGGAAAACGCTTGAGCTGGCATAGCTCCAATCAGTAGCGTAATCATCATAATTTATTGAGCCGTAGATTTTCCTGGTTACGTCAGCGAAAGTAACAACTCCATTTTCTCTTTTTGCGTGGACAATCTGGCCTTCGTCAGAATACTGCCTGTTAGTGTTGAAGCATATTTCTTCAGTCATATTTCCTCCTCGTCATATTTGTTGTGCCACTGGGCGCAAGCGGCTGCATCTGAAAGGTTGGTTAACCCTTTGCCCTGGAACCAGCCCCATTTGTTTCCGGTGGTCGCATGGACAACCTCGTATTCCATGTTGCCTACATGGTGGACCTGGTATTCTCCGCAGCTGTAATTGTGTGCGGTCATTATTAAATCTCCTTCCTGTCAAACAATGGCAAGCCGAAGGTCTGGGCCTCGGCAATGTGAAGTACCTGGCTAGGAGTAGGAACACCCAAGTCTAAGACCATCTCGATCCTCCTTCTTCTACACCCGAATTTAGTGATGTGCTTGATACCGTTTTGGTCTAAGCACTCCTCACCGAAAATTGTTTGGACGTGAGTCCTGGTGAAAACCATGTAAACCTTATTAGGGTTGGCAATCTCTTTGACAAACTTTTGGACTGTCACTCCCCTGACATGGCCAGGCTTCAACTGGTTATACTCAACACCTAACCTGTCTAACATTTTGGTAATATAGTGAGTGTACAAACTGCCCTTCCACCTGGCGCTATAGGACTGCTTCTCTTTGAGAAAGTCTCGATACAAGGTAAAAGTCTCAGTCAAGCTTTTTCCGGCAGCTACCGCAGTAGCAAGCACACCGCAGTGTGGGCCTCGAAAACTATCCTGGGGAAGTGCGAACATCATTGTCATTCTTAACCCTCCGCAATGTATAAGCAGCCAGGATTTTGCCACTCGGCATACAAGCCGTTCTTTTCTAAGATCTCGTTGATCTTGTGATTGACACCGAAGTCATCGAGCAAGCTGCAAGCTGAATAACCCATCATCCAGTAGTCTGCCCAGGTCTCCTCAACATTGTCCTCGGCACTGATAAACACGCCATCCTCGTTTTCGAAAACTGGTGCGCCAATCTTTTGAAGCTGATTGAAAGCTGTTCGGTAGTTTCTTTTCATTTTTACTCCTAAACTATTGACTTACAACTTGAAGGTAATACTGATACCGGATAGTGTCAAGTGGTGTCACATAAAAAAAGGTAAAAAAAATGGTCAAGCGCAAGCAAGTCATTGAAAACAATGAAAACTTAATTAACTTTACCACCAGGATTTCCTCTCGAATAAAGAAAAAACTGGTCGAGTATTCAGAAAAACATGGTCAATCCCAGGCAATGGTGATCAGTGAATTGATCGATCATCACTTACCAGGCCAGGAAAAACCAGGTATTTCCCTGGCACCACCACCGTACCAGGAAGATGATACTTCAGCTGAACGAATAGCCACCAGGAATGAAATGGTAAACTGGATTCGATCGCATGAGGATTGATGTCTGGATGATCGGGCAGCCGATCGGAAAAGGTCGGCCCAGGTTTACCAGGCAAGGCAGAGCATACACACCGACAAAAACCAGGGATTATGAGAAACGCCTGGCAGCTATCGCAAGTGATAAAATGGTAGAGCTCGAGCTCGATCCGATTGCTGTTCCTTGCAAGGTTCATGTCCTGGCACAGTTCGAAGTACCCAAATCATGGTCCAGGAAGCGCACAGAGGCCGCCTGGAGAGCCGAAGTCTTTCCTGGTAGGCCGGATATCGATAATGTCATTAAGGTCGCCCTGGACGCTCTCAATGGCGTTATGTTCGAAGATGATGCCCAAGTGTACCAGGTAGCAGCCACAAAGAAGTACGGAGATCCAATGATATTAATAACGATAGAGTGGGAAAATGAGTAAACACACATTGAAGTCTAATCGCGTGCATCCAAACGCAGATCGAGAACGCATACAGGTTGGTCACATTACTTTTGAATATAGTAGAAAAGATAAAACATTTGCTTTGAAGGCTTGTGAAGCGGAAAACGCAAAAGATAGAAGGCCGTTGTTCACAGGATTTATTGAAAAAGGGATGCATAAAGAGTTATTGCGCTTGGCATCTGTATTTAGACAAATAGAAGATGCTACCACCAAAAGCTAAAAACCAGGATCTTCGAAACTACTCAGTGATCCCAATTCAGGCAGCAATGGACAAGCGGCTACATGGTACAGCTGCGCTCTCTCTCCTGGTCGTGATTTGTACTTACACCGATCAGCTGGGCGTGACCTGGGTAAGCCAGGACAGACTGGCTGTTGACCTGGGAGTTTCCAGGACTGCGATTGCCAAACAAATGAGAAGGCTGCGCGACCTGGGATATATCGTCTACGCGAAAAAGAGATCCAAGTATCAAAAGACAACAAGCGTCAGAGTTGTATTCCCAACAGCACCCCAGGACGAACAGGAAGCCAAAGCAAACCTGACAGCTGCATCACAGATTGCCCTGGAAGAAACAAGACAAGCAGCTGCCCAGGAACAGAAACAACAATTCATTAAGTCATACAAACTCAATAAAAAGCCTGTGGATAACTCTTCTACCTGTGACCCCCAGAGGTCACACCAACCTGTGACTTCCAGAGGTCACACAGAACGAGACAATAGAACGTATATAAATAATATATATAATGATGAAGCTAGACGCTTTTCTGCATTGTTTTTAAAAATATGTAATGAGTACGGAACTCCAAGATCTATCAATGATCGAGACATCCAGGTAATTGCCAGGTGGATCAGGGAAGGCCTGACGATGCAAACCTGGTCTGAGATACTAACGAACCATGCTACATATTGCTATAAGAATAGGAGGGATTTAGCCAGGGGAATAGGATACTTCCAGGTGCCAGTGTCGAAAGCCCTGGGCAGATCGAGCAACGTCCAGGCTAACCAGGCAATCCGAAACATCGTGAAGAATACCAGGATATAATGATATTTAAGTACCATAATGATACAAACATACTACCCAAAACAGCTAAGTCTTTGATTAAACTGCATAATCCACTTAACATAATATACATTATGCGAAAAACTCTAAAAAACGACCCTTTGCCCCCCCACCCCGGTCGCTGTATGTGGGGTACCCCACATAAATATTTTCTGGATTTTTCCAAAAAGAAATGCGATACCAGAACAATAATAGGAAGGAACTAAAATGAAAAAAATGTTTAACGTAGTCCAGGGTCAAAAACGTAGGAATGAGCCTGAGAAAACTGATTGGGTAAAGCTGGGTATAGCTTTTGAGGATAGTAAGGGTATGCGTATTAAGTTAAATGCGTTACCGATACCTAACGAAGAAGCTGAGATCTGGTTAAGCCTGTTTCCGATGGACGATAAGTTTAAGGGGTCCGATCAATCGAGCCAGGGTAATCTTCCGGCTAATGATCTTGATGATGAGATACCGATTTAATGGCTAGAACCAGGCAAACACCTATAGGCCGCTTTGGTGGTGTTAGGGTTGCCCAGCGCAGGGTTAAGACCAGCGCGACATTAGAACAAAATAAGGAAGCTGTTGCCCAGGAGCTGATTGCCCTGGGTACAACTTCTATTACTGAGATTATGAATTTAGATGGCACGATGAAAGATCAGGAGGATATTCCTGATTATGCGTTGAGGGCTATCAAAAGGATTACGCCTATGCCGGACGGTCGGGTTGCGATTGAGATGCACGATAAGGTTTCGGTGTTGCGTGTCCTGGCAAAAGCAGCTGGGTTTCTGGATAGTCCTGATCAGGAGAGTGATAAGCCCTCGATTGTTGGAATTAATATGAAGGGCCCGGAAACAACCGAGTATGCGGAGGTGATCGATGATAACGATAAATGATGATATGCCATTATCGGCTGGTATTAAGTATAGCGCAGAATATTTTTCCCATAGAATAAAATGCCTGGAAGCTGCGCTGGAACATATAGAGCGTGTAGCTTTGGTTAGTGATGGGGTATCGTTTTACGCTATGGTTGCTCGTAAAGGGCTGGACGGAGAGTTTGAGTATGACTGAAGTGGCAAGGCTAGAGGTTGCGATCTATATGCTCGAGGAGAGAATAAAATCCCTCGAAGCTTCGTTGAGAAAGATTAGGGATACGGCCAAGGTGCATAATGATGTCGAAGAGTCCTGGCATATTGAACAATTAGCAGAAGAAGCTTTAAAGGAAAAAAATGAGCGCGATCCCCAGCCTTGATTTAAACTTTGAGAATAGTCCGACTGTTTGGAAGTTTATACACGATGAAAGTTTTGTTAGGGGCTTGATGGGCCCGGTGGGATCTGGTAAGTCCTATGGTTGCGCAGCTGAGATAATGTTAAGGGCAGTGAAGCAAAAGCCTAGCCCTAGAGATGGTATTCGTTATTCGCGTTTCGTTATCGTTAGAAATACTTATCCCGAGCTGCGCACGACAACCATCAAAACATGGCAGGAATTATTTCCCGAAGATGTTTGGGGTGGTATGCGTTGGCAGCCACCTATTTCGCATCATATTAAAATTCCGACCAGGGAAAATATTCCTGGAATAGATTGCGAAGTTATATTTATGGCCCTTTCTTCTCCGCAAGATGTAAGAAAGCTATTATCCCTGGAACTCACTGGTGCCTGGGTAAATGAAGCCAGGGAGCTGCCAAAAGCAGTTATCGATGGATTAACGCACAGAGTAGGCCGATATCCTACAAAAATGGACGGTGGCCCGACCTGGTATGGCATTTGGATGGATACGAACCCCCCTGATAGCGATCATTGGTGGCATGAGGTAGCAGAAAAGCATCCGATCAAAGGAAAGTACCCCTGGACGTTTTTCAGACAACCAGGTGGCGTTTTGCAAGCTTCGCCTGACGAAGTGCCAGATGATAACCCTGATGCCCAGGGCTTTGTGTTTTCTGGTGCAAAATGGTGGCGCATCAATGAAAATGCTGAAAATGCCAACAATCTGCCACCAGGTTACTATCAACAGTTGCTTGGTGGTAAAAATGCAGATTGGATTCGATGCTATGCCCAGGGAATGTATACATTTGTCCAGGAAGGCAGACCAGTTTGGCCTGAGTATGATGATGAGCTCATGTCCGGTGATGTGGAGGTAGATCCATATTATCCAATACAAATCGGTGTAGACTTTGGGCTTACGCCAGCTGCTATCTTTGGTCAGCGTACCCAGGGCGGTGCGTGGCGTGTTTGCGATGAGCTGGTTACGTTTGACATGGGCCTGGAGCGATTTGGCCAGGAACTCCTGGGAAGAATAGCAGAACGATATTCTAAGCATGAAATACTGATATGGGGCGATCCAGCTGGTAATAAACGTGATGAGATCTACGAAGTTACGGCCTTCGATCATTTAAGATCGATAGGATTTAAGGCGCAACCAACAGATAGCAACGCTTTCCAGGTCAGGCGCGAGGCCGGAGCTTCCCCAATGTCCAGGCTAGTTAGCGGTAAACCAGGACTAATTGTTGATAAAAAGTGTTTGAGGCTGCGAAAATCTCTAAGTGGTGGGTATTTTTTCAAAAGGCAAAGCCTGGGCGCTGGCCAGGAAAGATTTAAAGATGCGCCAGTAAAGAATGAACATTCGCATTGCGGTGATGCTTTTGGCTATCTTATGCTAGGCGGTGGTGAGCAAAGACGCTTACGGAGGGGCTCGTATGGCGTTACTTTCCAACAGGGGTCATATACTGCAAGTAGCGAGTTTAACGTGTTCTGATGGGCCTTATACAGCTTCCTACGTTCAAAATGAGGCCGGATGAGCAAATCGTTCCGCTACAATTCAATCATCTTCTAAGCATAAAGCTAGGACCGCACGAAGAGGAGTATGCAAAGCATATTCCTGGATATTTAGATTACATTTACGAAAATTCTGAACATGGTTGGAGCTGGGCGGCTATCGGGCGAGGTCGGGTAATTTGTGTGTTCGGAGTAAAGGATGTTTGGCCTGGTCATGTCGAAGCCTGGTTTTTGCCAGGCGAAGGGCTCGAGGATCATGTTAGGTCAACTTTAGTCGGTGCTCGAGCTATATTAGGCGACATAATTGGTCAATCCGGTATCAGAAGGATGCAAATTTTTGTAAAATGTAACCATATGGTGGCATTAAAGTTTGCAAAGGCACTACATTTTGAGGTAGAGTGTAAATTAAGAAAGTTTGGCCCAGAGGGGGCTGACTATTTTTCTATGGCGAGATTTGAGTAAATGGGTGGAATTTTAAAAAAGAAAAAGAAACCAGCTCCGGCAGCAGCACCAGCACCAGCGCCAGAGCCAGTTGTAGAGGCATCAGCCGGAACATATGAAGATCCGGTAGCAGTTGCGGCAAAAGCAACAGATCCTATTACTGAAAGAGATGATTCAGTCGAAGGCGCAACAAAAAGAGCTGAAGCCAGGGCTGAAGGTGAAGAAACAACAGAAATGAAAAAGTTGCAGCGTAGGCGCAGACTAAGGCGCAGAGGCGGCATGAGGCTTTTATTCTCACCATTGCGTAGAGAAGGCCCAGGATTTAGTGATATTCGCTCTAAACTAGGCGGTTAGTATGGGTCGATTTAGCTATACAAAACCTGGTGGTATGTATTCTGAGCGTAGAGGCTCTACTAAAAAAACCACATCTAGGAAGAGTACGCCTAAAAAAACTACGGTAAAGAAAAGCACACCAAAGAAAAAGTTTTCTTTTAAGTCTATTTTTAATCCTAATGCTAGAAGTATAGACGAAGGATACGCTCAATACACCGGGATGCAGATAGCAGCTGGCGGTGGGCCACCTGGTAGTGAAAAATTTACAGCAAGCAAAAAAAGTACTTTTGGAATAAAACAAGCCAAAGATGATTTCTTGATGGACTTAGGAATTAAAAAGCGAGGCATAGATTATTATGCCAGGTTACCTGATAGAAAAAAACGTAGCCAGGAAGCTATGAAAAATCTTGGCAAAGATATTTTTGGCAGACCAGCATCAAATCGCGGATCAGGATCAAGAGGCCCGACCGCAGCTGAAAAAGCTGCCCAGGAAAAACAAGATAGGCTTGTTAATCTTAGAGCTGAAGGAATTAAAAAGCGTAGAAAATTTGAAAGAGAAGGAGGCGAAAGAATAGCTCGAATAAGAGCTAAACTTTTGAATTTAGTATGACAAAGATTAAAGACGATCCAAGAGTATTTCATAGAGTTGAGGCAGACCCGGAAAGGGCAAGAAACGAGAAGGGTCATTTAGTCGCGGATGACCCTTCTACTCCCGAAGTAAATGAGGCCTGGGAGGGCGGTAAAGCCCCAAAGAAAAAGGCAAAATCTAGTGGTAAAAAAAGCGCATCAAAATCCTAAAGGTGGACTTAATGCAGCTGGTCGTGCTTATTTCAAGCGCAAGACAGGCTCGAATCTAAAGCCACCAGTTAAAAAAGGATCTAATCCTCGCCGAGCGTCCTTCCTGGCTAGAATGGCGGGGAACTCCGGGCCGGAGCGTGATAGTAAGGGGCGGCCTACGAGACTGCTGCTATCCCTCCGCGCCTGGGGTGCATCCTCCAAAGCAAATGCCAGGAAAAAAGCAGCGGCCATAAGTAAGCGAAATGAGAGTCAAAATGCCTAAGTTAAATGTAAAAGAAGTGATGCAAAGAGAAGCAAAGGCGCAAGCTCGAAAAGAAGAATGGCGCTCTATTTATGAAGATTGCTATGAGTTTGCTTTGCCACAAAGAAATTTGTATAATGGTTATTATGAAGGCAAAACGCCAGGCAAAAACAAAACTCAAAGAGTTTTTGATAGTACGGCTGTATCAGCTACAAAACGATTTGCTAACAGACTTCAATCAGGTTTGTTTCCACCAATGCGTCAATGGTGTAGATTAGAACCAGGTTCAGCTGTTCCAGAACAGGAACGAGACAGAGCCCAGGAAATATTTGATGCTTACAATGATATTATGTTTGACCAGCTCCGGCAAACAAGTTTTGACCTGGCAATGGGTGAGTTTCTCTTAGATCTTTGCGTAGGCACAGCGGTTATGATGATTACACCAGGGGATGAGGTTACGCCTGTCAGGTTCCTAGCAGTTCCCCAATACCTGGTTGCAATCGAGGAAGGTGCTAATGGAGTAGTCGATAACGTATATCGTAAGCTGCGAATAAAAGCTGAAGCGATCCAAAGAGAGTTTCCTGACGTTAATATAACACCAGAATTGCAAACGTGCATTGATGATAAGCCTGATGAAGAGTTAGATCTATTTGATGCTATTATTTTTGATCAACAAACAGGACGATACCATTATCATGTTGTCTGGCCATATAAACAGCAAGAGCTAGTGTATCGAGAAATGGATAGTAGTCCGTTTATTGTTGCCAGGTTTAGTAAAACAGCTGGTGAAGTTTATGGTCGAGGCCCATTAATTGATGCGATTGCAGATATTAAAACTCTAAACAAAACAAAAGAATTAATTTTAAAAAATGCTAGTCTTGCAATATCAGGCGTATTCCTTGCAGCCGATGATGGTGTATTAAACCCCCAGAATATAAAAATACAACCAGGTGCAATTATCCCAGTCGCACGAAATGGTGGGCCGCAAGGTGCTTCCCTGGCTCCGTTACCCCGGGCCGGGGATTTTAATACAAGTCAGATTGTTATCCAGGATCTAACAATGAACATTAAAAAGATCTTGATGGATGATAGCTTGCCCCAGGATACTATGAGCGCTCGATCAGCTACAGAGATAGCCGCAAGGCAACGTGAGCTGGCCACAAACTTAGGATCTGCTTTCGGTCGATTGATGACAGAAA